GTTTGATACACCTTATTTGAAAGAGCCGTTGCAGTACGATATAAATATTTTACCACAAGAATACATGGAGTATATGCACAGTCATTTACAGTTTATCAAAGACAACTTAGATGACGAACGTAAAGATGCATTTACTACAATGGAATATGAACGCTTTAGACGGGTAGTAGATTATATGGATAGTACTAACTATGATCCAGCCAAGGTTATGCAAGGACGAATTGACTTCTGGCGTTTCTTTAACGAACATGATAAAAGAAGGAATACAAACTTCAAAGAAGCATTTCCTGAAATGAGTGACTTTTTTGATTTGTGTAAAGATACAAATGGATAAACAATTATTTGACGACTTACTATACTTGCCTCTAGATATTGAAAATCCTCCATTAGATCATATGGATTATTTAAACAGTTTAGATTTTAGCAAAATATATCAAGACGAATATAGAAATTGTTGGCATGTGCCAGTTATGTATAATCCAACGGATAAAGATAAATTTCAATGGATGCCTTGGGCATTTGAAATGCCTAAACTAAAACAATGGTGCGAAGACGTACTATTCAAAATTACAAAACAACGTAGTAGAATAATGATTATTACTACACCTAATGATTATAAGAATCCATTACATATTGATTGTAGTCCTGAAATGTTTAACACATCGCAGCACAAGTTTAGATATGTTATGCAAGGTAATGTAGATGACTTGGACTTTATAGGAAAAGATACCAGTGTAACGCCAACTGCAATAGATAAGCCATTTGTAATGAGCGGTAAATGGCCTCACGAGATGCACAACACATCAGGAGATACAAAATTTACTCTAGCATTAGGCGCACCATGGGACGGCAGTTACACTGATCAAGATTATGTAAATTTATTAGATCAAAGTTATCAAAAGTTTGAGGATTATTATCTTGCTTCAGATTTTGAATTACCCAATAATTGGGAAGACTTGTTTGAACAAAATCAGTATGAAAAACGCAAGAAGCAAGCAGATGAAATGTTAAGTAAGAACCGGTAGTATTTCTTCAGCCTCAGGCCAGCGTTCGTCTTGCATTTCTTTGTAGTAATTATCTACTTTAAATTTCCAAAAACTTTGTATTGTACCTCTGTACTCTAATTCAATAGGATCTTCTAAAAAGCCCTGTTTACGCCATTCTGGAGCCCAGCGTGTATGAACTGCCCTTTGTTTTGCAATAGGACTAGGGTGTGTACTTATATATAACGGTGTGTCTCTGCCACAGTGCTCAATACAAGCAGGTATTAAAAACTGCGCACTTGGATGATCGTGTGGTCTAGGAGCACCTCTTAAATTGCGCAACGAGCCATGATTACGTTCACCTTGTACAAGGTTTCCTAACATGCAAATTCTAGCACCGATACGATAAGCATTTTTTCCTAGTATTTCTAAGCCTGTTAGTTTATGACTTACAACACAACCGACAATGTTTTCGTAATTATATAACAAAAATAGAGTTGAATCTTTTTCGTTGTCAAGAGATGATAAAAGCATATCGGCGTTACTATTATTGTAGTAACGCTTTTTTTCTGCTTCAATAAAAAATTCTGTTAAATCTTGTGTTCCGTTATATGTTTCAAGATGCCAGTGCTTCATAAGTTTCCTTGTTTGGTAATTTAAATTCTTTGTTTTGCATTGCATTTACTACAAAGCTAATACGATCAATGTAGCTATTAATATAAGGTTGTTGCAAATAGGGCATCCACGGTTCGTCCTGCAAATGTGTATAATCGTATTGATACCTTAAGCATAGTCTATTATCAGTGCTACCTAAACGTCTATGTTGTGTAATGCTGTTATCAAACAAACACAAATCGCCGTCTTGTTTATACCAATGATCGTAAATGTATTTGTCTACTTCTAATTCTGATTTAATTTTTTCTAGTACTTTGAGAGCTTCTGCGTCAGACATGCCTTTGATGCCTGTAACTGTATTGAAACTATAATGCAAACCTTTATGTCCGCCCGGGCTGCGTATTACCATAGGAATCTCTGCATCAGGATCTGGTGCCATATTTTTATACATTAAATTATCTTGATTACTGTTTAAACCTGGGTTAATTTTGCCTGGTGTAAAGTTATGTAGTAAGACCATTTCGTCAAGTTCACTACGGAAACTTTCGCTTACATCTTGATAGTAATCAACAGTTGTTAAGAATCCAGTAGCACTTTTAGTTGTGCCTTCCATTCCGAGCAGTGCTACACCGGGGGCAAATGCTATATTACCACTTTCATTACTATGCCATAGTAGCTCGCCTTCTGCGAACATTCCTAATGGATTTCCGTATTCGTCTTTCTTGCCACTAACACGGATAATATTGCCCTGTTCTTGACCAACACCTTCTCTTACACGGAAAAATCCCCAAATGCTATTTTTATCGTCTTCGCTAACATCTGGGTGTGTCATAATGCTGTCTAGTTTACCATTCCACCAAGGATACTTTTGGAAAAGCAATCCCCAAAATGTCATGCGGTCTTTACCCCATTTTCTCATCCATTTATAATACGTGTCTTTATCTAATTTTGCTCCACGTATTATTGTAACCATTTCTTTAAGATGTATCTTACCGATATCTGTCCATTGTTCGTCAGTCATATTATTAAAGTCGACATCATCGATAAAAACGCCAAAACTTCCACATCCGGGTATTTTACTTATTTTCATTTAATCTCTCCTTGGTTCTAAACAACCATGTAAAATAATATTCTAATTGTTTTTCATTTCGCAGTCCGTCAATCTGTTCAACCGCATCAATATAATTATCTGGCTTTAAAAAATCTGCAAGATCGATTGAAAAATCAGTATCTAGTTGAAAAGAGTATGGAACCATTTTTTCCCATTTGTCTTTATTCATCTGATATCTTACATTCATTCCTACATTGTATTTTTCTTTATCTGTTTCGGTAGATAAGCCAGAATAATATGTAATTACATTTTCTAATACTAGATCACGTGTGTTAGGAGTATATGTAATTCCTACAGTAGTCGCATCACTACCAAAATGTTTTTTAATTAGTCTTGCTTGTTTGCTTGAAAAATTACCAATCCATACTTTTTTATCTCCAGCATTACTAAGAACTGCTTCAATATCAGACAGGCGATCTGTCCAATCGATATTTCTAAATTGCATTGGATTATTGTTGGTTAAATCTAAAACATATTGTTCATGATTGTTGTGTATTAGATGTCCTGTATTGGTTATATCGGGTGTGCATGGTTGTACCCATTCGTCACTCCAACCTGCTAATGTATTAATAAAAACATCGCATACTGTTCCGTATGGACACACTCCAAAATATAATTTACTCATGCTATTATAATAGCATAAAGATTAGCTTATGTCAACCCACATACTGCCATTATATCCTTGGAATTTATTTGTACTATTGTTGAAAATAATCATACCTGCTTGGGCGTCTAAATCATTACGTTGTGTACTGTTGATAGGGTGTGCTTGAAATGCATATCCGCCAACTGTACCTTGGTGGTTTACACTTAATCTTTTTGGTCCTATTATATCTGGTGGATTTGTTCCGTCGGCTACACTTACACCAAATAGTGTTCTAATACTGCCTGTATTTGATATTGTTGATTCTGGATCTGCAATATAACCCCATGCTCCTGCTTGTGCATAATCGGTTCCGTTATGAGCTAATATTGCTTTAAAGTCTAATATTTCGCCAGGTGCTATACTTGCTTTTTCTCCGTTGCTTACTCTATGAAAATGCGCACGTTGTCCTGCTAAATTTGTTGAATGAGGAACAACTATAAAATCGTTCTTTTCTCTAAAGTTATTAACTAATGTAGTATCAGCAAGTTCTGGACCAGTTGATATTGTGGTAATGTTTGGACTGCCGCCGATAGATATTATACCATTGTCTGAAATAGATAATCCTATATGGGACTCATTTCTAACCATACCTTCTAAATCGCCAACAACATTGCCCTCGACATTACCGGTGTGTGTACCAGTTGTGTCACCTAAAACATCACCGACAACATTGCCAAAATGCTCACCGGTTGTGTTTCCAAAAACATCACCTTCGACATTGCCAATTAAATTACCTGTAACATTACCAGTCAAGTCACCTGTTACATCGCCAAACACTTCTCCATAATGTTGACCAGAGACATCGCCTAACAGAGTGCCATATAATTGCCCGATAGTTGCTGTAGCTGAAGTTAAGTCAGTAACAGTGAGATCGTTTTGTAAAACAATGTTTTGTACAGTAACAGTATCTATTGTTAGTGTACGATTAGTGGCATCCAATATAACATTTTCTTGATCGTCAATTACGTCACCTTGTAAATTGCCTGTGACATCTCCAAACACTTCCCCAACTAAGTCGCCTGTGACATCTCCTATAAACACAGCATCAGCACCTGTGCTACCTGGATTTAAAACAACAGCGCCGTTACTAGCTGTAACATTCCCAGCCAATACTCCGTCGAGTTTTCCTAATAGTACGTTGTTTGCAGTATCGACTAATGTTGAATTGTCACTGCCTACTACAGGACCTCTAATTGAACTACTCCAGCTATCTACTAGAACAGAGCTATCGCTGCCTGTAATTGTTAATCTTACTGTGTCACCAGGTATTATACTCATGTTTGTCTCCTACACTTATTTATCAGAAGTTTTTGTAGATATTGTTCTTTCATATCTCTGCGTTGGTTTATAGCATCTACTATAAATTTAGGGTCATTTGTTTGTGCTCTATATGTTTCTTCTTTGTTATACCCTAAATTTTTAATTCTATTATACTGTACAAATCCAGCAAGTGTAAATTTTTTGTGTGCATTTCGTGGATCATAATAGAATTGTTCTACAAGTTGGTCTGCTTCTTGTGCTGTCATATATGGAGATGTCCATTCAAACCAATTCATGTCGTTTTCGTTATGCTGGATGTCGTATTTTTGAGAGTCGTCTTCAATTTTACTAGTAGCATTATATTGCCACCCGTCTACTGATTTTTTAAATCCATATTTAAACATATCATAATCGCTTATGTGTAATGGGTTTATCCCTCTATTAAATTGTTTAATATATAATCTATTATATGCAATAACATGTAACGGTACATCGGGCCTATGTAGCCACTCCATTGTATCTAAAACACTTTCTTTACTTTCTTTTGGTAATCCAATAATAAAATTGGCCCCTGTGTAAACATCGTCCTTCCATGCGTCTTTTAATTCATAGAGAAACTCTTTTAACATTTGAGGATCTGCACCCTTGCCTATAGCTTTTCCAGCTTCCTGATTAAATGTTTCAATACCAAAGTTGGCAGTGACTAGTCCCATTTCGTGCAAAAGAGGAATCATTTCACGCTGGGCAGCAATAACATCTAAACGTAAGAATCCGCTAATATTAATTTTGAAAGGTAAACTGGTAATTACTTCGTGCAAATATTTTATTTTTGTTAAACTGTCGTTCATTGTATCGTCACTAACCATATAACCGGTCGTGCCGAAATGTTCATAGTTATACATAAGTTCGTCTCTTAATGTATCACCGTTTTTAGTATAATCTCCAAACTTCTTTCCATTTAGATTAAAAGCACAGAACGCACATTTAAAAATACATCCCCTAGCAGTTTCAATTGGTAATTCTTCATTTGGAAAAATATGATCTGATTTGTGCCATACAATTTTACTATCATTAAATCCTGCAAAGTCGTACATCTTATCTGTAATTACGTTGCTGTTTTCCATTTCGATAACTTTAAGTTTGTCGCCAAATTTTAAGTGCTTTGATAATGCAATGGAAGATGCATCACCTTGTCCTAATATCCAATAGTCTACATTCTCAGTACTTTCTAATAATGCTTTATAGCCGCCAACAACAATTTTAGTTTTGGGATTTGTTTCTTTAATTTTTTTAAAAAACCCTTGCGTCTGTTCTTCTGTATGAGGCCAGAGCGTATGCCAAATTTCACCTAGTTGCGAAAGTGCGCCCATAGGAGGAGTAAGCCATACTTTTAGTTGTTCTTTGAAAGAAAGATGCTTACCGTACAACGTTGTTGCAAACCCTACCCAAAGAGTTTCGTCTGTAACACATGATTCTATTACCTGTTCGACTTCTTCAACTTCCATGTCACCATAAAATTCAACAACTTGAACAGTAAACCCGTTGTCTCTCAAGTCTGTTGCTAATCTATATGGTCCTGCGTATCTTCCAAATCCTAATGGTCCGTTACAATCATTAAATATGATTATTTCTGACATATAATTTCCTTAACTTTATCAAAAGTTGCTACTTGATCTTGGAATGTAATCCTAAATATTATCCTAGGCTTATCATTATGTAAAAAATATTTATCATTAAATAGTTGACAGGAACACGGATCTGTGTAATAATTAGTTTATGTATGATATATATTTTATTGGATCAAATGATCATCCTCAGTACCTAAAGTTAAAACAAAAATTTATAATTGCTAAAACGGCAGAATCCGTTGTTTCAGCAAAGGCACAATCGAATACAAAGATGTTATGGATTGTATATCCGGAAGTAGAACTCAATAATGATTGGGATTTTACATACACATCTAAGCCGGCTGATATAGAGTATACACACGTATTTTTAAATGGTAAAAATTACGACGGTGTTGCACTTATGCCAAAAGGAAGCCATCACGGGCCAGGAGAGCTTGCTGCTAGATTTTATATTAACAAAAAGTTTACAGATATTTCTGCAAGCACACCAATAAGTGAAACAAGTGATATAGTTTTCATCAGCTATCAAGAGCCAAACGCAGATGAAAATTATCAAAATTTGTTAGAAAGATTTCCACGAGCTAAACGGGTACATGGAGTAAAAGGAATACACCAGGCACACATTGAAGCTGCAAAACTTTGTACATCTGACAGAGTCTGGATAGTTGACGGTGATGCTGAAATAGTTGATAACTTTAATTTTGACTATGTACCTGAATGGTGGAATAGTAAAGCAGTACACGTTTGGCGCAGTATTAACCCGGTAAACGGTCTTGAATATGGATACGGCGGAGTAAAGTTGTTTCCAAGAGAAGAAACAATTAATATGGACACAAGTAAGCCTGATATGACCACAAGTATCAGTAACAAATTTGTAGCAATGATGAAAGTAAGCAACATTACTGGATTTAACACTGATCCTTTTAATACATGGAAAAGTGCATTTAGAGAATGTGCAAAGCTAAGTAGTCGTGTAATAGACAGACAAAAAGATAACGAAACACAACAACGTCTTGTTACTTGGTGTACAAAAGGTACAGGAGACTTTGCTGATTATGCATTCCAAGGTGCAAAGTCAGGAGCAGTATTTGGTGCTCGTAGTAAACACAACAGTGAAGAATTAAAAAAGATTAATGACTTTGATTGGTTAGAGGAGAGATTTGGTAATGAATGTAAATAATGAAATTGCAGTAGATAATATAAGTTGGTTGCATGGCCTACAAGAATATTTTGATTTTGTCAATGATAAAGAATCAAAAATGCTTGTTGATTTTTTCTTATCAATGATGTATTCAAAGGACAATATGATAAATTTGTCATTGGATCTTAACATTGCAGAATTTTTACATTTTTTAAAGAAACAAACAACTAACGATATTTTTGATATATTTGACAAGTATTATAGAAATAATTATAATCCTATTTTCCTACAAGATGCATTTAGTAGAGGGCAAGTAAATAGTAAAATATGGGCAATGGAAGAACTTGCAAAAATACAAAAAGAATTTGATACTGTGTATGTACTCGGAGGATGGTACGGACAGATACGTTTGTTCCTTGAGCAAGTTATAGAATATAATAAAATGAGAGTGTTTGATGTTGATTCTGAAGCATGTTACATTAGTGATAAGATTTTTAATGCACAGCGTATTGAAGGTTATAAAGTAAAATCTGTTGAAATGAAACTACCAATGGCAAGTAGCAGCGATTTAGATAAAAACATGGAATGGATCAGCAGAACAGGGTGTACTTATAATGTTAAAAATTATACAACTGACAAAGAAATATTTGAAAAAACACAACCAAGTTTAGTGTTTAATACAAGTGCCGAACACATGCCTAGTACGTGGTATCAAAAATTTGTGCATAGACCAATGGAAAGCGATCCATTGTTTGTTATTCAAAGTAATAACTTGTTTGATGTTGAAGAACATGTAAATTGCGTACATAGTATAGATCATATGTGTAAAAAGTTTCCAATGGAGCGACTTGAATACGCTGGTGAACAAGAATTATATGGATATAAAAGATTTATGGTTATAGGACGTCCATGATAGATTTAGAAATATTAAGTTTAAGACAGTTACAAAAAGAAAGTGCAAGAGCTCTGAGTACAATGCAGGCTACAAATAATAATATTTGGCAATTTAATAAACAAGCACACCATAATAGTCAACAATGGTATAAAGCTGTAATCAAATGGTATATTGAGGAATACGGTGATTTGCCAAGTCAAACTGGCCCAGGCAAAAAGGTAAAGTTGGTGATAGAATGAAATTTACACAACCTTTAAAAATTTATTTATTCAAAGATCAAAATCGAGTAGATGTTAGTGTAAAGATAAATGAAACTTTAGTAAATGGTTATAGATTTACAATATCTGACTTTGAAAAAATAATTGATAATTGGCAAACTGGCATAGAGTTTGAATTTGAAGGCGGTTATGCAGTTATTGAATATAAAAAACACGGACCTAGACCTGAGCGTAAGTTAGATCCGTATGTGCGTTTTAGTATAAGTATAGGATACGGTACATTTCATCATAGACTTACCTATAATGATATGTTACAATTAGAAAAAGAATACTTCTATCAAAAGAATAATAAAATGTATTGGGACTAGGAATGTATAGTTATAGTGATGTTAGAACAGTTCATTTAGAGATTACACAAAAATGTCAAGCAGCATGTCCTATGTGTGATAGAAACATGAATGGCGGAGCAGACAATCCTCATATTACAAATGCAGAATTAAGTTTAGAAGATTGCAAACGTATCTTTAAACCCGAATTTATTGCACAGTTAAAAACAATGTTCATGTGCGGTAACTTAGGCGATCCTATTGTTGCTAAAGACACATTAGAAGTTTTTCGTTACTTTAGAGAACACAATCCTAATATGTGGCTCTCAATGAATACAAACGCAGGAGCAAAAGATGAAGCGTGGTGGAGTGAACTTGCCCAAGTCTTTGGTAGAATGGGTGCTGTTATTTTCAGCGTGGATGGTCTTAGTGACACTAATCATTTATACAGGCAGAATGTTGTCTGGGATAATGTAGAACGTAATATGCGAGCATTTATAAATGCCGGCGGCAGAGCTCGTTGGGATTATATTATATTCCAGCATAACGAACATCAAGTAGACGAAGCAGAAGCACTTGCTAACAAATGGGGCTGCGAAAAATTTATTAAGAAAAAAACCGGAAGATTCTTTAGTACTGCAAAACTCACAGGTAAAGAAACGCATCAAGCAAAAAATCGCAAAGGCGAAGATACGCAAAACTTAGCAAAGCCTAAAAAAATAGAAAATGTAAATCTTGCATTGCTAAAAGAAAAGCAATTAACAAAAGAATACGGCAGCATGGCCGATTACTATGATACTTGTAAAATTAAATGTAAAGTTGCAGCAGAAGGTAATATCTTTATTACTGCCGAAGGACTAATGATGCCGTGTTGTTGGACAGCCGGGCGTATGTATAAATGGTGGCATCCTGATCCAAGAGTAGAACAGGTTTGGGATTTTATTGATCGTGCTGGAGGTAAAGAAGGCATCGACGTTATTGACAACGATTTACAAGATGTAATGAATGGAACACTATTGTCTGATATACAAAACAGCTGGAATTTATCTAGTGTAAAAGATGGTAAACTAGGTGTATGTGCGCAAAAATGTGGTACTGAATTTGATCCATTTGCGGAGCAATTTAAATGAATTTTGGCAAAGCCAAGATACTACAATTAGAACTTTCAAGCATGTGTAATGCATTGTGCTTAGGTTGTCATCGAACAGAGCAATTTAATTACAATGAAACTAAAAAAATTATTCCAAAAAAGAAAATAGTACAACTAGAAGTCTACAAAAAGTTACTTGAATCAGATACAATGAGTACACTAACAGATTTAGAATTTTGTGGTACAGTTGACGATCCGTTGATGCACCCTCAATTTACAGAGTTTCTATCTATAGCTAGTAGCATTAACAATAAAATAGTACCTAGTATACACACAAATGGAAGTTTGCGTTCTCCTGAATACTTTACAAAAGTAGGAGAAGAATTGTTGAAATTTGAAAATCATAGTTTACATTTTAGCATCGATGGACTTTCTAGTACAAATCATATTTACAGACAAAAAACTGATTTTAACAAAATTATAGAAAATGCTCAAGCTGCTATAGACACTGGTGCAAGGATTATTTGGCAATACTTGATATTTCCGTGGAACGAACATCAAGTTGACGAAGCAGAAGAACTTGCATATAAAATGGGTTTTAAAAGTTTTCATAAGCGCCACGATTTATCTCACATTACCGAAACAGAAACACAACTTAGCATTGTAAAAAAGAAAATAGCAAACAGGCCAGTTCCTAATATAGATCTGCCTCCTAAAGACTACAGCGAAAAAGAAAAGTTGCCAATCAGCTGTCATAGTTTAGAACGTGAAATGTATTTTCTAAGTTATGATAGTAAAATTTGGCCTTGCTGTTTTTTGCATAATGGATATTTTATGCGTCATAATATGTATGATCATCTAACATCTAGAATTAATAAAAATTACGGTGATACATTTAACAGTTTACTACATAATAGCATAGATGATATTGTACAACATCAATTTTTTCAAAATGATTTGATTGAAAGTTTTGATAACGACATCGGCGAAGGCAAGTGTGGTAAAATTAAAAGGTGTGCAGATGTATGCACAAAGAAAAGGGTAACAAAGGTATGAGAAAATTTTTTGTAGCATGGATTAATAACCATTTATTAATAGATAACGATATTGTAAAAGGCGTTAGCGAAAATCTTACAGACTTTTGGTGGATAGAATTAGGCGCACAAATAGGGCTAACTAACATAAAACAATTTACTTCTCATCAAAGTGCAATAGATTATGCAAAAAATAATAATGTAGAACATCTTGTTTGTATTGCAAAAGGCAATGATTTAGAAGTTGACGGCAGATTCTTAGAAACATTAGATAGTTTTTTAGTCGATGATGATATATTAGTCGGGCATGTTCTAGATAGGCAACAGCGTTATATAGAGTTACATGATCAAATATTCTATCTAAATATGAAAAAGTTAAGCAAAATTAGCGATTGTAATTTTAGTTCACACTCAGAGACAGTAACACTTACTCAGCCAACCCGTAGTGAAGAAAACCATCACGATGAATACACACCTTATTGGATAGCGCCTAGTGTATTTAAAGACGAGTATATAAATGTAAAACCCGGTTATAAGATTATAGATGACATTTTATCTAACGGATATACAATAAGAAGTTTTGATGACTATGTACGTAAGAGTAAATTTTATTTGTATCCAGACACTGATGATGCAGGTGACAAGTTAGCTCAGCTTACAAGCAAGCAACATATAAGTAAATTTTATGTTTATAACACCGACTCAAATAACACTGATCCAAGATTTGTAAAAAAATGTACAAATGAACAGCCTTTAACACGTATGGTAACAGTAGCAGCAGGACTCAATCATTTAAAAACTATTCACGAAATAGGATATGCTGATAACTTTGAACTTATGTTTGCAGACTATGACAAATTTAGTTTATATGTTATGAAACAACTGTACGATACATGGGATGGTAAAGATTATGAAAAGTTTATTCGTAGTATAGATACAAGAATTTATAATGGAAATTTTGTTGCAGAAAACTTTGGAGACTTTGAAAAAGACTTTATTCAGCATTGGGGTAGCCTTGAACAATGGTGCAGTTGGTGGAATGAATTTAGAAGTAAAGTAAAAGTAAAATTTGAAAGAGTAAATTACTTACTAGTAAGACAACAAACAGACCAAGCAGATAAAATACACGATTTTTTAGATATAGATGGAAACAAAATATTGTGGCTAAGTAATGTATATCACTACAAACCTACTTCTATGTTTCACGGACTAATCGACAGAGTCAGAGCGCAAGACTACTTAATAAGTAGAATACCGGCAACTGTACATGTATTTGGAGATTTTGCAATGCCTTATGGAAATCCGGGTTTAACAAGAGACAAGTATATTAAAGTTGAAAAAATAGCACAGAATTTTTTGAATCAAACAAAAAATAATTAAGTGCGTAGTTAATGGAATAAATACGTTATGAGTAAAGTATCAGAAACATTTTGTATCTTACCGTGGGTACATCTAAGCACAAGACCAGACGGCAGTATGCGAGTTTGCTGTACTGCAAATGCCAGCAGTGTAGGCGCAACCAACGACAAAGAACATGGCGGACAAGTTGGTATTCTTAAAACAGATGATGGCAAGCCAAACAACTTAAATGTAACAGATTTTCAAACTGCTTGGAATAGTCAGTACATGAAAAATGTTCGTAAGCAAATGATGAATGGCGAAAAGCCTCCTAGTTGTTTAAAGTGTTATAGAGAAGAAGAAGCAGGACATAATAGTAAACGTATGTGGGAAACTGCATATTGGAGTCAACGCACTAATGTAGATGACTTGATAGCAAACACAACCGAAGACGGCGAAGTGCCTCCACAACTAGCATATATTGATTTGCGTTTTGGAACAAAATGTCAGTTGGCATGTGTAATGTGTAGTCCGCATGATAGTAGTGGTTGGATAAAAGACTACAAAAAGATTTTTCCTGCTGTTGAAAATGAATCTCTAAAAGAAACAATGCAATGGCAAGACAAAGGTAGCACCAACGGCAGTAGTTATAACTGGCACAAACAAAATGATGTGTTTTGGGATCAGTTTTACGAGCAAATGCCAAGTATGCAACAGATATATTTTGCAGGCGGCGAAAGTCTTATTATCGAGGAACACTATGAAATACTTGAACATGCAATTAAAATGGGTTATGCAAAAGACCTTGAACTACGTTACAACTCAAACGGAGTTGAATGGAGAGATGATTTATTTGATCTATGGAAAGAATTCAAGCTGGTGCGTTTTCACTACTCGGTAGATAGCATACACGAAATGAATGATTATATACGTTATCCAAGCAAATGGAAACGTCAGGAAGAAGTGTTTCGTATTTTAGATACACAGACTAGTAATAACGTAGAAGTTACAGTTGCATGTGCAGTGCAAGCATTAAACATTTACTATTTGCCAGACTTTATCAAATGGAAGTTAGAGCAAAAGTTTAATAAAATAAACATGTGGCCGTTTGGTGCAGGTGGTATAAACTACCACTTTGTTTACCATCCTCCGCACTTGAATGTTAAAGTACTGCCAGAATGGTTTAAAGCAGAAGTACGTAAAAAGTATGAAGAGTTCTATCCATGGTGGGAAGAAAACTGGGAACTAGGTGTTCCTAGTTGGCACAAAGGCAAAGTCACAAAGAGTATGTGGGAAGCTGCTCCGTATGGTAAGAAAAGACTAGAAGGTATGCTTAGTTTTATGGAAAGTGAAGACTGGAGTAGACGCTTACCCGAAATGAAAGAATTTATAGAATTATGTGACAAACAGCGTGGATTACATTGGCAAGATGTATTTCCGCAAATGAAGGATATATTCAAAGATGTCTGATACATTTTGTCCTATTCCTTGGATATTCCAAGCAGTAAGAGCAAACGGCGACATACGTGTATGCTGTCAAGCCAATGTGACAAAGAACAAAGGTGTAATACGTAAAGAAGATGGCACTGCATATAACGCCGGTGTTGATGTTTTAGAAGATGCTCGAAATGCCGACTTTATGAAAACTATACGTTCTAATATGCTTACTGGCAAGTGGAGTGAAGAGTGCGGACGTTGCCGTAGTGAAGAAGAAACAGGACTTAATAGTAGACGACAATACGAACAACAAAATTGGCCAAAGTTTACTAAACAAAAAGCAATGCAGCAAACTGAATTTGACGGTAGTATTGATATAAACGAAACACCTGTTGAATATTATGATTTACGTTTTGGTAATTTTTGTAACTTAAAGTGTAGAATGTGTGGGCCTACTGACAGCGATGCATGGTACGATGATTGGATAAAACTTACAGGTAAAAATACTTTCAAAGATACTAGTGGCGAAATTGAAATTAAACAAGTTGGTAATAAATTGTGTGCTACTGAATTTGATTGGCCCAATTACGAACCATTTTGGGAACAACTTGAAGCAAATGCACAAAATATTAAGCATGTGTATTTTGCTGGTGGCGAACCGTTGTTAATTGAAAGACATTACGACTTTTTAGAACGCTGTATTGAAAACGGAAGTGCAAAGCAAATGATTGTAGAATATAATACAAACATGAGCACACTACCTCCTAGAGTTGTTAAACTATGGGAAAGTTTCAAACAAGTTCGTGTAGGTGCAAGTGTTGACGGCATGGGTGCAGTTCTTGAATATCAACGCCATCCTGCAAAATGGAACAAGGTCTTAAAAAACTTACAAATACTAGATAACACCCCGCCTAATATAATGGGTTGGTTAGCATTTACAGTTACAGCATACAACGTGCATCATATGATTGATTTTATGAAATGGAAATTAACAGAAAGTAATTTTAAAAAAATTAATAGTACTAAAAAACGTCCTATAATTACCAATCATGTAGCACACCATCCTAAGCATCTTAATATAAGAGTGTTACCAGATGAAATGAAACAACGTATAGTTGATGAGTTTGAGTCATTTATTGAATGGTGCGAACAAGCAGATCTATCAGAAAATACTTTTAATAAAGCATTAGATATAAAAAATAGTATTGTCAAGTATATGACTAGTGATAGTTATTATGATACACACTGGAACGAGTTTTTAAAATACACACAAGACTTAGATAAGATACGCAATGAAAACTTGTTAGATGCAGCACCAATTTTTTCGGAGTTCATATGATAATTACAGGAAATATAAACGAAGGTGTAGCAGCAGCGTTATATAAATTATATCCATATGCTCAATATTGTAGTAAAAGCACCGGCTTTGATTTAAGTTTAAGAACAGATCAAGTTAAACTAGCCGAAATGGTTCTTGATCATGATGTTTTTATTAACTGTGCAGCTCTTTATAAATTTCATCAAACAAACTTACTAGATGAAGTTTATAAAGTGTGCGTAGAGCATAAACATCGTCCGCATATTATTAATATTGGTAGTACAACTGACAGAGTAAAAAACGGTAAAGCATGGCGATACAATGCTGAAAAAAAGGCATTGAGAGATTATAGTAACACACTAGGTATAAGCGGTGTATGGGGAGTAAGTCCAAAAATTACTTATATTAGTTTTGGTACGCTAAGTAATAATACAATGAAACACCCCCAGCGTCAATGTATGGATATTGACACAGCAGCAGAATATATTAAGTGGGTTATAGAACAACCTAAGGGTTTAGCAATTAACGAAATAAGTATAGACCCTATGCAAGACAAGTATTGGAATGAAGAATGAGTATAGCAAAACTAGACACCGACCCTAATGAAAAAATAGATTTTGAAGTACCAGAAGAGTACCATGCAGCATGGAAAGAAACATGGACCGATAGTTTCCAAGTACAAGACGTTATGGACGAAGATGAGCTAGAATGGCTCAAGGAACACATGTTAAAACGTTATGATAAAATGCGTGTTAAAGAAACTGGCACACTTCATTTCTTTAGCGACAATGCTGCTATTGAAGATAAGTTTTTTGACAAATGGAAAAAGTATATACCAGAGCTAGAGCAAACAGGCATGTGGGAAGGCAATTTTGTCATGACTGCAAGTCCTTACAATTTACACATTGACACAGGACGTCCAGAATATTTAATGGATCGCGGACTAGTACCGGGTAGACAAATTATTATACCTTTGTGGGTAGGTCATACCAACAAAACATACAAGGGTACTGACAAGTATCCTCCCGGCGGCACATGTTTATTTGATAATAGATTTATAAAATATGGTACTAATTTTGCAAAAAGTGATAGTAAATATGATACTGATGTGTTTTATACAGTTCGAAATTATGATAACTTAACATGCTACAATAAAGACGGTAGTATAAAAGAAGTTGATTGGAATAAATCGTTTGATCCAGAAGTAAGAGAAAAATACCTAAGTCATTTTCCAGCTCGCTGGTTAGATGGATTTGATTTTGAAGCAATGTACAATTGGGATAGAGGAAGTTTAATTGCCTTTGATCGATGTCAAGCTCATAGTGGCATGGACTTTCCTAAGTACAAAGTAACAATGAAAGCAGGACTTAGCCTAATGACAACAAGGAAACTTTAATGGTTCCTGATTTAAAACGTGTACATATAGAAGCCAGCGGTAGATGTAATAGTAAATGTCCTATGTGCAGTAGATTTACCACTGATGGATATTTACAACCAGGACTTAATACAATGGACTTAGAAGACGAAATGTTTTATAAGTTTTTTACCGAAGAACGAACTGGTAATTTAGATCATGTATACTTTAGTGGTGTATACGGAGATCCTTGTCTAAATAAAAGTTTAGTAGATTATGTCAAGTGGTTTAAAAAACATAAAGTTGATGTTGCAATAGATACCAACGCTGGATATCGTAGTGCAAAATGGTGGGCAGAATTAGGTGCAATGAATACAAGAGTACATTTTGCACTTGATGGACTAGAAGATACAAATCATTTATATAGACGTGGCGTTGTTTGGGATAAGGTATGGCGTAATGTAAATGCTTTCCAAGAAGCAGGCGGCAACGGTGCGTGGACGTTTATTGTTTTTAAACACAACGAACATCAAGTTGAAGAAGCAAAAGAACTTGCTGCTAGTTTAGGTATGGACTTTAGACTCAAAGTAACACAAAAGTTTAGAGGACATAAAAACTGGGCAGTTATGGAAGACGGTGATCGCTTGTATGATTTAGAGCCTCCTGAAACACCTGAATATAGACATCCAAATGTTGGTGAGCAAAACCATTTTCCTGGTCCTGCACAATTTAAATTTAAATTAGATAAACCTACTCCGTTTGATAATGTAGAAATTGATTGTCAAATACAAAATTGGAAAGAATTATTTTTAGCACATACAGGTCATTTAATGCCTTGTTGTTTTTTAGGAACATTGCACCACGATAGTCCAGGAGCATATCAATTTAATCAAGAATTTGATATGAGTAAAGTTGATTTGCATAAAGTTACACCTGAAGAAGCAATTGAAAATTTATATGATATTGAGAGACGATTTAAATTAAAAAGTATAGCAGAAGGCAAACTGTTAACATGTGCAAGAACATGCGGCAAGAACACTCAAAATAAAACGGTATATGTAAATGACAGTAGTAAAAAATAGTTTTTGTATATATCCGTGGATTCATATGCAATTGAAACCAAACGGACAAGCTAAACCATGTTGTCGGTTTGACCATATGAACGCTGCCTACAGGAATGACAAAGGCGAGCCTGTTATGACGCAATATAATGTAAAAGAAAAGTCATTTAAAGAAATAATGGAAAGTGACTTCTGGAGTGAATTACGTCAAGACATGCTAGATGGTAAAAAAATACCAGGGTGTCATAAGTGCGATAAAGAAGACTCCGGCGATAAATTTAGTATGCGCTTCAATGCTAATAATGCATGGAACGAACAAAACGAATTTAGGCCAATACCTGTAAACGAAGAACTTAGTTTTAAATATTTAGAACTAACTACAGGTCGATATTGCAATCTTGCATGTCGTATGTGTAGTAGTGATTTAAGTACAACGTGGGATGCTGATGATAAAGAACTTAGCAAACACTATGATGATAGATATGATTTTAGTAAACGTCCTCAAATTATAAATTTAGATTTTACAGCTGATGATTTTAAAGAAACACAATTAATAAAAATGACAGGCGGAGAGCCTATGATTGTTCCTACGTTTATACCTTTTATTGATAAAGTTATTGAAAGCGGACATACCGATAATATTATGCTACAAATTTATACTAATTGTAGTTGGGTACCTAAAGCTAAAATTATTGATAGACTAAAACAGTTTGGACTAGTGCAGATATATTTAAGTGTAGATGGGTTAGAAGATGTAAACGATTATATAAGATATCCTAGCAAATGGAGCGATGTTGAAGAAAGTGCAAAAAAATGGTTAAGTTTAGCCAAAGAACATGAAAATTTTGATATTGTGTTTTCACCTACTATTAGTTTGTATAATATTTTACAACTTCCTGATATGTGGCATTGGTGGGAAAATTTACAAACAGAAATTTATGGACCTAAATTTATTGTAAACAATGATTTGTATTCAAAGAATACTCGAAAAAATAAACAAGGTACTGATGTAAGTTACATATACGAGATAGCAAGATTTAGTCCTACAATGTTACAAACTCCTGCATACTTAACTAGCACAATGTTGCCAGATAAACAAGGCGTAATTACCAAACTTGAAAACATAATTAAAAAACAATCAAAACAAGTTGATAATTTAGATGAATATGAAATCTTTGTACGCTTTAGATACATGATAAAACATATTATAAGTAGTCTTAACAAACCAACTAATAATAGTTTACAAGACTTTGTTGAATTTAGTGCAGACCTTGATAAATTACGTAAACAAAAATTACAAGATGCATTGCCTGAATTGTGGAAGCAGATTGAATCATATGTAGATTACAAAGGAAAAATGTAATGACTTTTTGTCCTATGCCCTTTACACATCTCAATATAAAACAAGAAGGCAAAGTAAGTGCTTGTTGGAGATTTCCAGATAAACTTGGTGACTACAGAACACAAAAATTACAAGAAGTATGGAATGATGATGCTATAAAGCAGGTTCGTAAAGATTTACTTAATGGTGTTCAAAATACTGGATGTCGTAGTTGTTGGGATATGGAAAAAAGCGGTAGTATAAGCACTCGTCAACAATGCACACAAACTTTTCCTTATGTTGATGAAAAGTTTGTAAAAGAAAATATTAGCGAAGATTATAGTTTTCCTGAGAAGTATATACGAAGTGTAGAAATAAGATTTGATAATATTTGTAATCTTATGTGTAGGCATTGTAGTCCAGATTTTAGTAGCGTATGGGAACAGGCAGTAAAACGTGATTCTGCTCTACTAGATAAAATGGTAGAGTACGGTACATATAGAAAAGATGTAAAACACGTTAGTCTAACACAGGAAATGGTTGACGAAATAGCAAACGAGCTTGCACCAAATTTAGAAGAAATAATGATTGCAGGCGGTGAACCTTTGTATCATAGTAAGCATTACAAATTCTTAGAAGACATGCAACCTTATGCAAAAAATATTAGACTAAGCTACAACACAAATCTCAACATATTAGAATACAAAGGCAAGAGTGTGTTAGATTTATGGAAGAATTTTAAAAAAATATGGCTACGAGTAAGTATAGACGGCGATCCTAGTTGTTACGAATACGTAAGAGCAGCAGGAAATTTAGATAAAGTTGAAGAAAATATTAAATTATTAAATAATACACTGACAAATACTGATATCAGTGCTACGTGTACAGTAAATTTATACAACATAACAAGATTTACTAATATTGTTAAGTATTTCTGTAGTTTAGATGTATATTTTCATTCAAGTCTAGTACAATATCCAGAAGCTCTAAACATAAAATTATTACCTGCTGAATTAAAACACCAAATTACGGAAGAATTTTGGGCATGGTACAATAATGAAGCAAAAGAATATATACAAGACGTTAGTGTTAAGGTTGATGTACAAAAACAACTTGACAGAATCAAAAAGTTTGCAACTAATACATTAAATTATATGAATAGTGAAGATAGAAATGATAAATGGCAGCAGTTTTTAGATTATAGTGCCGCATTAGATAACTATCACGGCACTAACTTGTTTGATAATTATTCTGAGTATCGTTCGAAAGAAAATTCTTCGTAGTCGTTGTCTAAATCTTCGATAATTTCATCATACTTTTTAAACTTCTGTAAATCAGACGCTGGAACTTTTATATCTACATAAACATTTTGATTTACTTTGGCAACACGTTTAAGGTGTGTTCTTGTTAGACTATTAATTTGTTGCAATCCAAACTGTAAAGCATTACTTCTAAATCCAGGTATGTCGCCTATAGCATGATATATACCAGTAATATTAAAATTTTCTAAACAATTAATAATTTCAGTGTCGTCAAACAACATGTTACTTAATGCATATGCATGATTTTTTGTTTGATATATTTTCCATGCTGCTTCAATCTTTTCTGCACTACCTAGCTCTTCAATTAAAACATTCCATTGTTTATCAATTATGTTTTGACTACCGTTACTCCAAAAACTAAAATCTCCGTCGCCATCGTCGTGACATAATTCTAATGTTTTTATAAGTCCTTTTTTTGTACCATTCCAGTTTTCGGTAATAAGTTTTTTCCATTGTAAGTTTCGATCAAATATGTCAAAGTGTAAATAATTGTCAACATCATTTAAATACTTACTTCCTAGTATAAATGCTTTAAACATGCTACAAGGGCCTATAACAGTGTTTATAGCGCCCTGTACGGTGCCTAGACGTTCTTTGTCTGTACATATAGCTTCAGTGTTATACAAGAAGAATACGCCCTTATCGTGCGTGTTAGCATGTCTTGGATTTCGTGTAGTTATTAGCTTTGTAAGCAAATCAGTAATATTGGTTTGTATAATAGGTAGCTGGGTGAAATGTAAAAGTTCTTCGTTCCATGCTCTAGGATTTTCTATTGCCTTGCTATCTAGTAATTTTTCTACTATACGCTTATTAATTGTTTTAGATTTTTTACTAAAGTCGGCATACGCAGGACATCCTTGCTTTTTCCACTCTTTTAAATTTACCATTTGTATTGTGTTTTTATTATTGTCACTTAGAACAGACCACTCGTCTTGTGCAAATGTTCTGTGACTTTCAATATTGTCTATACAAAGATCATGCACATGCCAAAAGTCTGAACTATACATACCAAACCATGTTAATATTAAATATTCGGTATCTTTATCTTTTATAATAGCAAGTATTTCGTCAACCGTTTCAGCAAAAACAAATGGATGTTCGCTAGTGCTTTGCTTTACATAATGTCCACGTTGATAGTATAGCATCCAACTTTGATATAAATCACGGTCTAGTGTTTCTTTTATATGTTTAGGTACAACAACGGCATGTTGTATATTATACATAAATTTTTCTCCAATGATGATAACTTTCTTCTATACGATTGTTCCATCCATCGCCTAGTCGGCCGTGTGCAATAATATGATATCTATCTTCGTTGCTCCAATTATATACACAATGCAAGTTATATAAATTTAGTTTTATAATTCGTCCTTGTTCCCAAGGCAAGTAACCAATGTTGTCCATATAAAAATGGCAGTCTTCTGGATTATTTAATGCTATGTTAGTCGGACCAATATGATTTTCGTCTAAT